TGCACAATCTCCCAAACTTCTGGATGATGTGATCGAGGGTCAGCGGGTCTGAACGCTGACCCAAATGTGTTGTGTTCCTTGACTTCACTAGAGGCATAAACTAACCAGCCACGGAGATTGTTACCGCCCTCGGGAATAGAATCGAGATCAAACTCATTGGCGTAATCACCGCGCGCCACTACTGATTCGTCAAAGGAAGGTACTATGACCGCGCCACCGTATACTTCGGAATAGACCAACAAATCCTCAATAGCTGATTTATAATCCAAATCAATCTCTAAATTACCCCAAGCCTCTTGATCCTCAGGATCACCACCAGTGAACTCGCGCCATGCGCGGATTGCATCAGCGGGGGCGGCCTCGATAATATTACGCATGATAGGGTCAACACGCATAATGCCTTCGAGCACAGGGATTTCCATGCGATCACGAGCACAAAACTTAGTATGCGCAATCTGGTCATTATTCGTACCAGCACCGGAAATTAAGTTAAAAAAACTGGAATTCAATCGATCGTTGCTCATATTAGTCTCACTTGGCGCGAAGTAGTAATTTCACATCATCACTGATTTCGTTTGTCTTGTCTTCAATGTTGGTCAATTTTTGCTCAAAAATAGCATCACTGCGTTTCAATTCACTGACCTCACGTTTTAAATAATCGATCTGACTGTCGTGTCGAGAGGTGCTTTTCCCTAACGCGATGCTATTTTGTTGCAGGATAGTGATATCTTTTGTATTTGATGACAGTTGATTGCCTTGCGTGGTAGTGGTTTCGGATGTCAAGTTATGGCTGACATACAGCCCGCCCGCTACAAATACAATGCCTAATACCCAAGCGCTAATGCGAAATTCGTTGCCTTTCACAAAACTATGCTGGGTGCTTTCTGGTGTCTTAATAGTCATTAGTCTGACCCCCCAATAAATTTATCTTTGAATGTGTTTAGTCGGACCAGCCGATACATTAACGTTTGGTGAAATTCGGTTATCCCTAAATCTTTCAATACCTCTTTCATTTTGCGATCCGCTTTTGTACGGTCTTCCAATTGCAGAAGAAGCATATCATGTAGTAACGCCGCCACCGCGTATGCTCCGAAAGGAGGGAACAAATAGGCAACCAATATCGCCAAAAACCCCAAGCCGAAAGCTAGCGGTGAAAACCAAAAATTAGATATCCCAAGTAGAATTAGGATCAAGGCTGTGGGGATAACGAAACGGGGCAAAGTCGCTCCATCAGTTTCAGTGCCTGCAGGGATTCGCACGCCTCCAATTTCAACATCATCAAGAGTCTTCCACCAAGATTGTTGGAAATAAGTGGCTGGCCGTATTAAGATCATTCGTGGCATTTTACTTAATTGTTTCATTCTAGGCACCTAATTTGTTGTCGTAATCGAGAGTCATAGCGATTAAGTGTTTAAGTTGAGTACCGACAGGGAGCGGAATAGGTATCATAGACTTGAATGGTTCTACCGTCACGTCAGTTGTGGCCCACACTGACGTTAACGCCGCAATTTCCGTAATTAATTTCGGATCGTACAAATCCTCATAGCTACGTAGTTCCGCCGACATATTCCGAAACATTGTTTGCACAAAGGGTAATACGCCGAAGTCCTCCGCCTGTGACTCCAAACTCGAAACGATGTTCTTACGTCGTCTGGTGTCTGCGCGGTTGGATTGTTGCTTGGTTGCATAAATCTTGGGCTCGTCATAGACTTTCGGCCCAAGACTTCCGTCACGCCTAGCCCAACGACGGTAAGAAACTCTCTTAACTAGTCTGCCAGTGGGGACATCCCTAACCCACTCAAAATAAGCTGCCAAGACCAAGGTCTCGAATTCTGAGGTTTCCGGGTTGTAGTCCTTGAAGTATTCTGTCATGCCCAGCTGCCCGCTAGTGATATCTTCCTTCGGGTGGACTCTTCTGATCTGGACTTTGTAGTTTATGTGGCTGGGGATTGTAGTCCAGTCCTGCGGAGCATCTTGTGGGTTTTTAAGCAGCCCGTAGATTATGTATTCTTGATCACTCATTGCTTATGCCTCTTGTATGGTGTATCCGACAAAATCTGCAAGCCCGTCAACCCAGAAGCTCACGAAAACAGTGTTGTCATTATTTATGTTGTTGTTCCTGTTGACTTGGAGAGTGTTTAGGGCAACTCGCTTGAAGTTGGCATTTTCCACACCAATGTTTGAAGCCACGAAAGAAGCACCAACAATTTCACTCCCTGCAGGAACTATAGATGTCCCAAAGATTAGATCGAATATGTCATCCTCATCCATCTCGAACTCTATGTGGCAGTGGGCCTTGAGGCCATACCTAGTAATTGAGCCACTCCTGAGAGCGACCTGTCCTTGAGCTGCTTCACTCCCTATGATCAGGTTAGTGTTTGTCGCAGTTATATCTGTAAGGTCCATCGAAAAATTGGGTGATTGCCTTATCAATTCATACTTCGTATCGTCATCGTTCGCCAACAACCACTTGGGAATTGGCGCAAAGTCAATAGCATAAGGAGAATTTGCACTCAATAGGCCAGCTGTGATCAACTCTTCACGGGTGTGGAAAGCTGCATCAGACTCCTGAACAATCTTACCAGCGTAATTCACCCAGCCTACAGACGCCTTCAGCAGCGGTCTGTAGTAAGTTGCATGAAATTGACCACCAGACCCGGAAGCAGGTGTGGTAAGATTGGTGAAAGTCTTGTACTTGAACCGATTCAACCCATCAAATAAAGCAACATCAGGACTTATAACTAAGTTTTGATTCAACCCGTTGGGCTCGAACAATCCGGCGGTTTCGGTAAAGTTGAATGTACCGGGGAATTGTGGGTGCGGTAAAGCTGTCCAGCCGAAGGGAGGCGGAAATGGCCCGGGATTATCATTCCCTGAGACATCAACAAATTCCTGTATGTTCACATTAGAATCGAGATCAAAAAAGCTACAATAAAAGCTCTCTATGATAGCATTCTGATTAACCAACAAATTAACGCTGTGAGATACGCTGTTGTGTTCTGTACCAATGTTGTAGTGCCCGAGAGTGTTACTCAAAGGCCAAACCTGCATCGTTATCAAGCCACGCTGATCGTCTGCTTCTACTTTTATATCAATAGACAACTCACCGTCCGGGGTGTGCATTGTTGCACTCTCTCCTTCTTGGGCAGCATCGTTCTGGACACCAAAAAAGTCAATCGTTTTGTAAGACTGGGCGTAAAACGATCCGTCACTGATGAACTGATTGTTTGTCTGTGCTGTGGGATTAGAAATCCAATCCACTTTCTCATAGGCGACCTCTAGGCCACCTCGTCTTGATACTTGAGATTTTGCCATGATTACACCGCTGCTGGTAGTTCAGTTTCTTCGATCAACACATCAGCATTGTTGTTAGCCGTTGTTGTAATCGCAAACGTACCGAGATCAACTAAATCGCTTTCCCCAAACTGACGTGATCCCTCGGAATTAATTGTAGCCGTAAAAACATCAGTTCCGCGAGTAATAGTAATAGTCACAGGTGTGGAACCCTCATTACTGACGACTACTGAGATAAATTGTCCGTTAGGGGTAATTTGAGTAGTAGCATCGGCTGGTAAATCTATAGCACGCCCGTAGGATTGAGCTCGGATCAAGGAAATTTCCCCCTGAACATCAATAGGTGCGGGGTTGACAATGTTGACGTCCATGGGTCCTGTACCGCCACCACCTGAACTCTGGCCCCCTGTACCCGCTACCACGTGCGTTTGTGGGTGCCTGACGTACCAAGGTACCGCGGCCAATGCCCGACGAATGGCGGGTGTGTAACCGGACAAAGCCTCTACTGGCGCGTCGTTATCATCTACAGGGTTTTTATTAAAATCAGTCATTTGTTAATCCTCGTTAAGCGGCTCGACCGCAGCATGGTGTTTGTGCCTCATCCTTAGCTTCATAGCGGGATAATTGGCGTTGTAGTTCAGTATCTCTTGCCGTTGCTACTGTGCGACGAACCCGAGCAGTGGAGCGAGCAGCGAGAGATTGCCAAGCCCTGACCCCCATTTCAACTACTAGATTCAATTCCGGTGTATCGATTTCCACTACGACATACCCTTCGATCTCCGCCGTCTGGTCCAGCACCACCTGAGTGCGTGTCATAGACTGTACGTCGATACGATCGTTTTTGGAATAAAGAACCGAACCCGAGAACGCTACATCAGATCGGTCGGCCCATTCGCCCTTAATGACTCTCACTGGATGTCTCATGCTAATCCTCCGAATCCGGCATAACTGTTTGTGGCTTTAACCTTGTGGAATTTGTCGAGCAGCGCAAGCACCGCTGTATCCAGAAGATCGTCAGACACGTGTGTATCGTTTAAATTAAATGTTTTAAATTCATTACGCAGGGTCAAGGCCCAAGCGCCATCCGTCCATTTGGTCATCCCAGCTGGTAGGATCAACCGTTTAGATTGTACCCAAGGCAGGACTAACTCGGCACGCTGGAATTTGTTTCGCGCAATAATTTCATTTTTCTCGGTTTTCTTATCATACCGATATATAGTGCCTTTAACTAGCTCAATTCGACAAGATATGCCGCGCAGTGGCAATTCACCTTCTAAATAGCTAACTAACGCAGGGCCAATATTGGCGTACTCCACACGAATTACTGTGAATTTTAGGCTTTGCGTTTCTTTACCTTTGAGCTCTTCGATCCAGTCGGCGACCGCTTTGAACATGTCCATAGGGTTGGCTTTGATTCTGCAGCCGTCCACTCCATAGAGGTGTTTTGTGTGTCTACGGTCTGATCCCCACGCCGTACAGGCTGTGAAATCGTTGGCGATTCCGCCCAAATTAGCTGTGTCAATTCTGATAAACCCATTAGATAATAACTCCGGCGGCTCGACATACCAGCCCAGCCATTTTTCGTCAAACAATGAAATAGAAGGATCGAGCGGCGATTGCATATATTGGCTAGCAAATGCTACTGCACCAGCTGGCAATTCATCTTCCTCGTCGGTCGTGGAATTTTGGATATTGCGTAAACGTTCAAGGCCAAATCTCTCTGGCCAAAGTGCGCCTTCTGGAATCTCGTCAATCGGGATAACTGTTGCGTGGCTATATTCCTTGTAATTGGGTGGCACCTCACCGTTACAAATAGCTGGGAGAGCCAACACGTGCCACTGTTCACCTACGCCGCCCGATAAAAGGTAGTTAGTTGTGTCGTTTTCGTTTAATCGCTGGGCTATACATATAATGGGTGTGTCGTCGTGGCCCAACCGTGATGTCACCGTGTCATTCAACAACTCATTGACGGACTTGCGTACAGTGGCCGACCTAGCGTCCATGGGCTTCATCATATCGTCTAAGATAATCAGGCCGTCCCAAGGATCGCCATCACGCCCGGCACGGAAACCAGTAACTTCACCCTTTGTACTTACCGCGTGGAACTCCCCGCCTACAGTGGTTTCCCAATGCGATTGGCTGTCGGAATCTGCTGCGATTTTCGTGTTAGGGTAGTCCGACTGAAAGTCCTGCGATTTGACCATCCGACGAATGCGGCGGCTGTTCTTACGTACTAGGCTATCGGAAAACGATAGGTGCATGATGCGGGCGGCGGGATTTGTAGCGAAAATGCGACCCGATAATTGGATCGTCGTGAATTCAGTCTTACCGTGGCCCGGTGGCATGTTGATAATCAAACGTTTAATCTCGCCTGACATCACCCGATCTAGAGTATCACAAATCAACTCATGGAACGGGGCTAAATCGATGTCTTTACCTTCCAATATGCCAAATGAATAAGCCGCCCAAAGATTATGGCGGGTCAAACGTGCTATGGCTTCAGGATGGTACGGCCCAAGTGGGGCCTCGACGGCTGCGTTCATTCTTACTTGCAAATCCTATCTATCCAACCACGGGCCAACCAATCATGATGGATGCGTTTGCCCTCGGCGAATAGGAAATCACTGAAAATTAAATACATTATCGTTTCCCCTTTTTCACTATCTTGCGTACGTCTTTCACTTGGTCAATAACGACGCCAACCAAACGACCGACGACATAAAGTCCGATAATTCCCGCAAATACTGCAATTAAAAGTCCCACTATTTCACTATCCCGGCTTTCGCCCGTTTGCGGCGTTCCCACCACATTTGTAATTTAATAAACCAAACCACCACACGGAAGCGACGACGCCAAGCATGGTAGGTACAAAATAAAAAGGACGCTACCGAAATAGCGCCAAGAGCGCCAATTAAGGCGCTAAGGAGGGAGAAAAAGGAGGCGATTACCAAGAACCGAATGCTTTGACACATCGGACAAATGTTCTCGCTTTCCAACTTTCTCAACACGTCGTCAAACATGTTTCTCATGAAATCTTTGATCTTACTCATTATCCGAATCACTCATTACTGTTCGTACGGCTTCTATCAAATCGGCCGGAGCAACAGTATTCATTGGGGCGTCGTTACCACTGCCGTCGTCTGTCACATGTTTAGTTTTCTCAGCCCATTTCTTGGGTTGGCGATTATTCAACCAATATCGCGCTGCGGCAACGTCCGGGGCAATTTCCTTAGTGATCGTTTTAGTTTTGATCTGTTTGCGCCCTTCGACCATTTCCGTGGATATATGTTTTTCCGTAACTTCGTATCCTACTGCACGTTTGTGGAGACGAGTGCTCACCGCAGTATCGGCTATTAATGCACTACGACGATATGCCATCGCAAAATCAGGATATTTCTTAATCCACTGGGCTATGGTCTGCTTTGTTACACCAAAAAATACTGCGGCATCTGCTTGACTAAATCCGCACATAAAGAATTTCTTAGCTTCACCGACAAATGATGGATCGTATTTAACAGCTTTTGATTTAGAGTCGGCCATAATTACTTTTCTTTTGGTATGCGCCAATTTTACCACGGGATCGCTCAACGGTCAAGACTCCGATAGTATCCCTGACACCCTGTGGAATTTAATGTGCCGTTGTGGAGTTTTTTGTTAGATGCGTTTTGCCTGTCGCCGCGACACCAAAATTGTCTACATCATATCCACCGACTCCACCGAATATATTTTCCAAATATTCTGCCCTACAGTGCGGCGGCCCCCAGCCCCCGTCGGACGGACAATCTGTAGGTTTCTACTTTAATAGCAATCGGTGGAGTTTACACGTGTCGTTAATATATTCGTGCATCCATCTGAGACTCCACAAAATTTGTTTCACGTATGTTTCACGTACACATTTGTGTTAGATTTGTCGGCCTTCGGTGGAGTTTGCATATCCACAACAACCCGTTCCGTAGCACTCCTGTGGATACCTCCCAGCACCCGAGTCACTACTTTTTCGAAATATCGTTTGGCTCTACAAAGGTGCTGGATTAGAAGGGCAAATTGTAATGGCCGCATTTTTTACACTCCATATACTCGTCGGCGGAGGAACAGGGGTATCCGCATTCATCACATGGGAAAGTTGGTTTCTCCTCTTTCACCACCACCCTATACCGCACCTCAGCCCACATTAGTCCATCATCAATCCCGACCACTACTTCCGGGCGCGCCCTCTCGCAATATTTATCCATCACGTGTCCGATGGCCGCAGCTAATTCTTTTCGGTCTCTTAGATGATGTAATTTTATCACCTCTCGAATCTCGTTTTCCACCTTCTTTATCAGTTGTTTTTCGTTCATAACCATACCTCCTTTCTAGAAACTTCGCCGCGAATTACACGCATGGCATCCACTGATAACCCATCACCCGCACAACGGACTCCGACGGACTTCGCCACGGAACGACTTACCGTCTTCTCCCGACAAAAACAACAGAGACCATCATATTTACTGGCGAAGCCCCGTCCGCAACTACACTTTAATTTTAAATCACTCATTTTATTAGTCTCTCGTCAAGTAGATCATCCAGAATATCGGGAAAAATAGGACGGCCGCGGTAAATATGTGTATGAATTTAACCGACTCATCACGCAGTAGATCGGCTATAGGGCCTTGCCCGCGCATCGCCTCCCTCCACATCATGTAGCCCATTAATTGAATTATCGCAGTCGCCGTCACCAACATCCCGATGCAATATATAGTCGAAAAAGTCATGATTCGGGTTCCGGCGTAGCCATTACGGCCATTTCCTCTATCACACCCTGTAGGGTTAGAATGCGTACTTTATACTCCAGCCGCTCGGAAGGACCACAGGATTTTGATAAACGTCGGCGGAAGTGCGCTATTTCCTCCTCGATCCATTTTCGTAATTGTTGCATGTCATTCATTTCAGATGTCCTCCGATTCCAATTTTAAGTATCATACGTCGTGTATATGGAGCGGGTCGCCGCTGCGGTATACATTTTGTACCGCCTCCAATACCTCGATTCTATCCTCTATGGTGTTCAACTCGTGGGCAGGAGTGGTTTCCACATCGGATTTTGCGTCATGCTCGCGGCCGAGGTGATCAAGCTCGCGGTCTAGCCACCTATCGAATCTGTCTATCTTGACTCGCTCGCGCAGTTCCTCCAACAGTATGTTATTCATGTTGGCCGTTTCTTTCAAAATCTTGGTTACCGCCGGGTCGTGTTGGTTGGGGTAGTTGTGCATGTTGGCTATGTAGGTTTTGAAACAGAAAACGCATAAATGTTGTCGTACCGTGGTCAATGGTTCAATGCTCTCACTAGTCATCGCGTCCCAGATGGTTGTTGGTGCTTCGGCCGTACAACAATCACACTCCCGCACGTATTTCTGTTCTTCATCTACGTATCTAATTCTAAAGTCACTCATAATTTTACCCTCTAGTCCATCCAATCGGACTTTACATGTTTGATGTTGTTTTTGCCTGCATTGCGACTGGCCAGAAATGCAACTACAATTCCGATGACTATCGAGCCCGTAATCAACGCCACTAACCCAACGGCGAAGGGGTTCACAAAAATACTCATGATTTCTCCCATTGGCTGTACCCCAACCTTTCAAATGTGTTCAATGACTTGTTGTTCTTGTAGTCATCATATTGTTTTATTGCCCACACGATACTAAAAAGACTGTGGATATATTGAGGACTGGGCTTATCACTGCGGACTTCCCAAAAGTCATGAAAATTAATGTGTTCGTTCTCGAAATTTTGTGTCGCATCATACGCCCGGACTTCCCCGTCCTCGGAACAACTCAAGATTTCGGATTTAACCGACCCCATGATATCAACTTTTTGTTCTTCATTCAGTTCGTCGTTCTCGGATAACTGATCCAGAGTCCACTCCTCGACGTTCTCGCGGAAAAGGTGTGGGCAAAAATCTTTGTAGCCGCCCCAAACCGATATTGAATTTAACTTCTGCCCCCAATACCCCGGGTTAATCTTCCTGTCACGGAAAAATTTGAACATATCATCAACCCGACTGAAAACGAACGTACCGTAATCGCCTGATATACAAAGCTCGCCCGACCAAGTTACGATCTTGAAATGGCCCGTGAAATCGGTCGGGTTGATGAATTCAATAACACGGTTTACTCCGAAATCCACTATGATGTCCATTTTCAGACTCGCAGCAATCGATTCAAACTCTTGCTCTATGTGTTGGTACTCCCTCATAATTTTTCTCCTGTAAAGGGTTTAGCGGCCACTCTCTTATTGTCCAAATAGACACGATGTAATAAATCAGCCTCGTATGTGTATAGACTATTCATCCCGGCCCGAATAGTTGGATTTTCGTTGTGATCTATAGTTTCTAAGATTTGTAGCGCCTGACCGACTTTGATCAAATTTTCTTGTAGATTTTGCATGTTTACACTCCGATTGCTAATTTACGTTTTTCTAGGTACTCAGCGTCCAATTTAGCTTGTTGTTTCTCAGTACGCCTAGCTCTCGCCCGGGCGACCCGTTTGGCTTCCTCTGGTGACCGCATATCATTCGCTATTGCTTTTGCCAATAATATATCTTGATCATACTTGTAGATTTTCTGTTGATCAGTCAATTTAGTTTCACCGCTGGACGAATTTTTGAATAGAGGGTTTACATGGAATTTCAAAACTGGGCGCGTTTGGATCAAATTAGCGCCATACTTAAAGGCTTGAGTCACCATTTTCGAGTGATCTTTCATGTGGTCGCCTCCCCAAATCTCCATTAAAGTGGCGTCACCCCATTCAGCGTGATTAAAAGTACCTACGGCGCGACGATAATCTCTTAAATCTGAATCACCATAAGTCTCGTCACGAACTGAAAACGCTTTGCCTTGGAAGCAAGTAGTGTGGTTCCTTGCGTCGAAAGTCTTGACGGCGACCCTTACTTTGCCGGACTCATCCAGAGGTTTTTTAGGGTAATTTCTATATATCTCCAATTCAGCATAGAGCATTTTTAATAGCAAGGGTCGCATTGAATCTAACTTTGGCATTAGCATGGATTCAACTAGGCTGGTTTGTGGCAAAATTTGTTCAATTTTCGCCTCTCTTGCTTTTCCCTCCGGGGAATTGTCTACATATTTAATATACATTATTTTTCTCCTCCGCCGAAGTACGCATCGACTAATGTTGTGGCGCGAGCCAACAGAAATTGATCACCGGATCGCAGGGCTGGTAATAACAAACGTTTCTCGGCCATGTAGACTTTAGCGAATTCCGGGTCATTCATGACGATGCTTGCTGTATTATCGATTAAGTCCGCGAGTTTAATCGTTTGTGCCTCGGGGCTGGCTAGCGCAGTATGCGCACGGTCTATCGCCTTTCTGGCCGCCCGGTTGCCGTCCTCGGGGCGCGAGACATCCGTCAACATTTCGACAAGCACAGCGACCTCCGCACCAAACCGTTGGGCTATCTCGCCGAGTTCCACGGGTGTATCCTCGACCACATCATGTAACCAAGCTGCCGCTACCATTTCCGGCGTATGGTCCACCGATCGCACTATGGCCGCTACTGCCGCCGGATGTACAATGTAAGGGTCGTTTGTGTATTTACGCCGTTGGTCGATAGCTCCGTGGTGCTTGTGGGCAAACTGTTTGGCTCTTTTAATTAAACTCATCTTGATGCCTCCAACTGGTCGACGTAATAATTCAGGTACAAGAGGCCACACATGATGGATACAATGATTGGTATGATTACTAACATTTTTAGCTCCCGCGCATAGCGCGCTTGTAACATTTTGGACACAATTTACCATGTGCCCGCTTGGGTTGTAGACTGCGGGGCTTGCCACATTTCTTGCAATGGTTCGCGCCCCGGATGACTAATTCCTCGACTCTATCAGCTATTTGGCACATCGGATTATGTTGATGGTACTGCGGTCAATGGCTTTTTAACACCCATCATGAAACCCACGTAATTGGCACCCGGAGCAGGCTGATATTGAAAACTAAATTTACCGCGGCGACGTGCAGTGCGAGTATTGGCCGGAGCATTGAAGTCAAAAGTCAACCACTTTATTGAGGGATTAGACGCAGAAATTTCCGCCGCCATCGCCAATTGCTCATCGCTGAAATTCCAAACACTATTATCGATTGTTTGGCCCATAAATTCTACTAGATTCTTCATTTTAATTGTCTCACTATTCGCTATGTTGTGGCTTTATTACCACCCCTTTATTATACCACAGGCGTGCACATTTGTCAAGCATTTCCTTGTACCACTTGTCGGTACAAGCCGTCTAGACGATACCAATAAGGACCACCCTCGCGCGTCTGCCCCCACTTAAATGCCGCTTGTAGTACGTCAATAGGTTTCCAGCGATCCAACAATTTTTGTAGACTCTGGCGACCTAGGTTTCGATCAAACTGGCGTCGTACTATCCAATGTTCAGTATTATCCAGTCGAGCCGCGGCGTCTAGATTCTCATAAAACTCTTCGACACTCATTACCAATCCTCCGATTTGATCAACGCCCATACATTTACCTGTCTCTTGGAATCCGGAGTCGACCGCAGTGAATAGGTCGGATTTAATTCTAGCCAATTAGCTATCATTTGGATAGACCTTTCTTCTAGGGCTGCCAATTCTTCGGTTACTGGTTGCCCTACCAAGTTGTGGGCGTTAACAATTGTTTCGACTGATTCACCCCAGCGGGCAGCGAGTTCCATTTCCACACGACGGTCGGGATATTCAGCGGGTTTGAAATAACTACCGCACCACCAACCGAGGGAGAAAAACATCATAACGCTAACTAGTATTGCTATATCTTGTATCATGATGATGCCTCGGAATTTATAACGTTTAGATAATAATCGCGAATGTGGTGTACGAGGTCCATTCGTAACTTGCCGTATTCAGTCCTACAATCCCAGTAGCGGTGGGTGTGAGTGTAAGCCCACTTGCCAGACAACCGCGGGTCAGGACTAGGAATGACATACTCAGGATCACCTGAGCGATGCGGCCAAGTCTTAAAAGGTGCTACTAACATTTTAGTGGGCGAGTGCACTGGATTTTCATCATCCCGACTGAGTGAATATATTTCGTTTGTGTCGCACACATTGTCATAAAACATCTGCCAGTTGTCGCAAAATCCCGTGGTTTTGCACAAGTCCAACGGCGTATCGTAAATCTGGCCGTGTGAATTGCGTTTATTTTGGTGCACATCGATAATACGTTGGCAATATTCGACCAGAATGCGTGACCAACAATTGTGGGTCATATCCAGATGCGGGTTTAAAATTGATTTCATAAAAAGTCCTCAGAACAAGTTGTATATTGTACAGCTAGGGTCACGCGACAAGTTTCGACCACATGGTAACGGAATTTTTCGGCCTCAACACTACCAGCCCCGAATAACGTTAAGATCTGACCATCGCGTCGAGCTAGACAATCGCACTCGGTGTTACGAATTTGTCGCACTACATCGGCGGGGGTCAAGGCTATTGTGGCCATTAAAATGATCTTAAACATTGCGTTCCTCCCAAGCCTTGGCCATTTGCGCATAAACACGGGACCAATAGACGTAGCCCTCGAAGCTACCGTCCCAAGGAAATGCATATCGAAGGGTATAATGGGGTGATGACATGCACCAAGAACGGTAATCCTCACTATCTGGGTTGTCGTCCTCGGGCTTCTGGTCTACTTGATTGGCGAAAGCATCGCAGAGGGTATCCGAGTCCAAGGACAGAGCCTCCGCAGCCTTTTCGAGCCAGACAAACATTTCACTGACGGTTATAGGATCGCCGACAGAATTTACTAATTGGTTCATTTTGTTTCTCACTATTCACTATGTTGTAGGACTATTATAACATGCCGGAGCCCGATTGTCAAGGACTCCGGCTGCTGGGGCTAGTGTATCAAATCTTTGGCCTCCTCCTCGGTAATATGCCCTTCCTCCATCAAATCCCGCATGATCGCCTGTAACGGTGACGGTTTAGGCTCTCGCTACTGTCCCATCGTACATTCGCCGTTGTAGGCTTTAGCAAATGACTCCAATTGTTTATTCGAGAATTTCAATAAATCGGCCATACTATCGCCATGCTGAATCTCCAGTCCCTCGGCCCTGAAACAGGCATGCGAAACGGTAAGCCAAAAAGGTTTGCTTTGTGCAGATTCCTTCCAATCAAAAACAGTCAGAATATCACTTGGGTACATCATATCTGCACCACCAATCAGAATCGACCACGCTACTGCGGTCCGGACCGTCTGAAACAAATTCTGACTATCGTCGCGGATCAGTTCCAAAAATCCTAATGGGCTGGCTTCCTGCAAGCCACGCACTAATTGTACGATGTTGCGATCAAGTGTTTGTTCGCCTGTTTCCCCGACCCGCAGGGCCATCTCATGCGAAAGCTTTTCGGCCCAAACAGTCAGGTCCATTTGGAATCTCTCCCCCAGCTGGGTGTCAACCAGTTGGGCCATCTTGGCTACTACTGCACTGGTCCGGTAAAACGCAGAATTCTCGAACACGTTTTTGTAGAGACTATGGAATTCTGCGCGGACCTCTTTTCGTTGCCCGTCTTCCATTCGACGTACGTAATCATTGAGTTGTTGCACTAATTCACTAAATTTCATTTTTATCCTCCTCGGATGGTTGTTCACCAGATTGGCGTTTTTTAAAAGCTTTAATTAACTTTTGGTCTTGTATAAAGTCAGTCAACAATCGCCAAGCTAAGATACCAAGGATCGAGACCCCGGCGTAATTAAGTTGCTTATATACGCCGGGGTCTCGATCCGACATGATCCAGACTGCGGCTGAGATAGCGTGCCCAACACACAAAACGAATAGGACAAATTCGGCGCAATCAGATTTATTGGCCGACCACCACATTTTTAGATAATTCATAAACAACACCTCTTGTATTTTTTACCACTGCCACAATAGCAGGGCTCATTTCTTCCAACTTTTTGGTTGTGACTTTTGATATAGGTCCCATTAGTCACAGCGTTATGTAACACTCTTTCGCGCCGCATTTGCTCTTCATGGTTTTTCAGGAACTCAGTAATCGTATCCTCTATCAACTTCTTAGGACTTTGCAAGAACTCATCGCGCTCGTCACCTAATGCTAAACAAATGCGTTGAAGAGCCCATTGCCGTTTGCCGCTACGAGCCATGTCGCCCGTAACAATTTCGTAGCCATGTTGTTTAGCAATTCGACGCAAATCTTCTCCAGTGGCCTCCGCTATGGCCGATCGCGGGGAAATCATAAGCTCTTTCGGGAGCGTTGGGTCACACGTACTCATCAATTTACCTCCCCGCGATCGGCCATAGCGGATTTAGCCCGCAGTAACAAATTTTGTGCGTGTTCAGAACGGGTTTTAGCATGCTCCACATTACGTAGCGCTTTCTGCAGATTGTATTCCAACGCTTCGTCTTTAGTCCCGAAATAGGCGTGTGTCAACGTATCGTTGTCCCGGGATCGCTCCATTATCTTCTCGAATGCGGGCGTGATCTCGCGATCTACCACGGTGACTTGTGCAGTCGTCCAATTAGCCATGTATATAATTGTCATCATTTACCTCTTTTAGAATTTTCGTTTTCGCAACGACGATCGGCCGCGCGTTGTGTTCTGAACTTAGCTACCGTTTTACGGGTGTACAGGGCGGAGCGCAAGACATGAAACATGCCCGTTGCCTCAATAAATTCTACCCAGCATTCACCTACTATGCGTCGTTGCGCTTTATCTATATCAGTCATTATCAAACTTCCTCTTGGTTATTCGGACGCACGTAGTTTTTACGACGTCTTCGTTGGTTTTGTTTGTGTGTCACAGCCTCCAAATGGTTGGGGTTACAGCACAACCGATTCTCACAAATGTGGTCTACCTGTTTAGCTGCGGGCAACCACCCGTAAGTCAAAACGTATGCAACTCGGTGTGTCGCTGATGTGCTGCCGCAAGCGGTAATTCTCCCATAACCTGCGCCCCGGTGATTTTCTCCTGAATTCGGGCCTTGCCAAATCCAACATTCATCTACGAACTCAATATTATTGATTATCTTTACAGCCAACTTACACCGATTCTCGGCTAACCACACCATATTAGGTGCACATAACAACTCTAATGCCTCCCTCTTTCTGGCTAGCATGGGTGCGTTGTAATCCAAGATAGCTTGGGCATGTGATGGCTTAATGTTCTGTTTATTGTTCATCAGTTGAGCCCCTGAAAAATTTGGCCGCCTTCAACCTGATCATGTAGATTAATATCCTGTGCAGCATTCTGGCCGTCCAGATATCCGTCCGGGTCTACGTCATAACTGACCGTTTTAAATTGCTGCTCGCCATATTGTTGGTCTACCAAATCCTTTTTCACAACCACAAGGTCGGTGCCCGTGGAATTAGTGAATCGGGTTGCTCGGGCGATCATGATCTCGTCAATACGTTCCCCGATGATACTGACCGCACCCAACTTAAAGGCTTTTTGGCGGGAAGGATGGTTACCGTACTTTTGGTCACGGCATAAACGTAGGATTGTGTCACGCAGATACTCATATATGGCTTTAGCTGTTATGACGTCATGCTCGAACCCGAGAAACGTTATGATACACTTACCCGATGCATTGCCAATACGTCGCGATTGGCAATCATTCCAGCGCGCCACATGGGCGCCCAGAAATTGTAACCATAGCGGCGTGTATTTATAAGGCTTGCCACTATGTACTTCATTGAATCGGCTCCGGGCGCTGAACTGCTCGACCTCATAGGCTTCAATTTGGTGTTTGTCCATCAAACTGCGAGCACGGCGGGCGGCAATTACGGCTTCCTCTGGACTACCTACGTCAGCGGACATAGCCAACAATTTTTTCACTCTATCTATTATTTTGGTTTTATCGCTCATTGTCTCGATCCCTTCCCACGTTTCATTGAATCAGCTAAGATAGCGGGGTCCGGTTCACCTACTCGCGATAAAACCCCTGAAATCCCGATACCGTGCTCGTTGAGTAGTTGGATAGCCCGCCACTCAATAAAGCTCATATCTTTCAATGTGGTGCATAGTAAACGTGAATACATTTGCTTACACTGTTCAGCGCTGGGCATCTTCTTCTTAGCCATATTTAGTAATTCTTGGTCTAGTGTACTCATTTTAGTATCTCCTGTAGACGGCATGGCCTAATTCAACAAGTTCAGTGCCAAGATTTTTGGTTTTACCGTCGTCCGGATCAGTGAATAATATATCCACTAAAAGTCTGCCGTATTTGCCTGTTTTATCCCGATATGTACGGATCATGACCTCTTGGTCTAGAATCTTAGAACGAACCCAATCACGAGCCGCTCGACCTCGGGCTTTTTCTTCCTCACTACCGCGCAATTCTGGTGTGTCAATACCATGTAGGCGACACTTTTCGTTATGTAACCAGACCCAACATCCTAGGTCAATGTCCAATGTAACCGTATCGCCATCATAGGCGCTCTTGACTATTGCTTTATATTCATACATCTTTAGTTCCTCCAATAAGCTCATGCAAATAGGGTACTTTTTGACCCGAAGCCACGTGAACTTCTGTTAATTCATTTGTGATCTCACGGATCATCCCGTCAACCGTTTCCAGACGCACGTCGATGACCGCTAATTTCACACTACCCACTAATTGATGACCCGACAAACGTTTTAATACTCTACGCTCAATCTGTAATTGCTTACGCCATGCGGCCTGTTCAAGGAGTGTCATGACAACCTACTGGCCCAAATCGAATATACTGCGATTAAAGCGGCGATGACCATTATATAGACCGACAAGATGAAAACAACTTGCAGGGCTTCATTGGTAAATAATCGACGCCTACTGGGCGTTCCAGCTGATCGAGTGGCGCGAGTGATATGTTTGCCTAATCTGGTCATTACTCCTCCTCCAACTCGTGACTACCAGTGATATTCGCTGCTCCCCGAGCCAGATTACCTAGATTCATGCGTTGCATGCCGGGATTCAAATGTTGATAACGATTGCGCAACGCGGATTCAGACACGGTTATTTTGCGTTTACCGCGGCCGATGGATTCAGTCCCGGCCGATAGTAGTATTCGCGCTGTATATATATATACTTCATCTAATGACAAACCGCGAAGCAATTCAGCTATTGAATCACCCGAATCATATGATGGTCTACCCGATGCAGTCGGGATTTCAGTATAGCTGGTGTATTTTTCGTGTTCAGGACGGATCAACGTTTCGTCAATTGCCACCTCTTCATCCAAGTCCTCCAAATCATCGGGGTCTAAATCGGATAGGGTAACGGACTCGCTGGAACTAGCGGCGATTTCCGCGGCGATTTCAGGCTCGGGCCGCACTGCTCGGCGTACCTCAAACTTATATACCTCGGCACGCGGCATCTTGACAGCGCCTTGGCCGTCATTGGGGTCAAATGTAATCGTATCTTTATCGAACTCAGTGATCGGGCCGTATACCCACGTGCCGTTACCGATTACATCTGCTTGTACTTTTTGGCCTATTGTGGCTCTTTTAACTCTTTGCATTTTATTTTCTCGCTATTCACTATAATGGCCGGGATTGGCCGACTGTTTTATTATACCACAGCCGACGATTTGTGTCAACCCCTCTGCAGCAAAATCTCGTAGAATTCGTCATAGTCTAATTTACAAGACCAATGTCCGTGAGATTTTGCTTTAAGGTCCTTATGCAACGGGATACTATCCAATTCTGCTGCTTGGTCACCGCGAACCAAATACCAATCCATTGTATCAGTTTTGATCAATAGCCACGCATTCCCGGCCATGGTTTGCTCGTCAAGTAGAAATTCCCGTTGAGCCCCCGTGAAATGTTCAAGATCGTAGCTGGTACCGACAGCCCTCGACCTCAGGTATTTAAGTTCTATCCAACCCCGTACTTTTATCGGAGGCTTGAGGTTCGGTTGCCAACCAATTGTGAATGCTATATCCGACATTCCACGAGCCATACTGCCATTTTCTATTCGACGGAACTTGGCATACTTGAACTGTTCTAATTTCGGACGAATTTCTCGCCACATTTCTTGTTCCTTTAAATTCATTTGAAATCTCCGGTAATATGTTCCAGATAGAATGGCTCTTGCTCGAAGCTCTCCACAACGCGGCCGTAAGCGTAACTAAAAGTGGGGCCGTCGTACTGACTGTCGTGCCGTTCATCTAGTGTAATAATATATTTAGTTAGAGCGGCGTCGATTCTATCAAACACTTTGCCCGCGTGATCTCCCCGACCATATCTGATCAAGAATTCCCGTGCTTCAATCAAGTCGGCAATTTTAACAATGTGCAACAGCAACTCATCATCATATGGCCGATCTGTACTAATGTACTCACGATAAATACCTCCCGATTTAGCCTCGATACCTTTTAATTTGCCCGCAGGTATTATCTTCTTTATAGGAGTAGGTAAATCGCCCGTTAACACCTCGGGTACGTCATGCATTAAAGCCCAGCGTACGTAACGCAAGATGTCGTGTTTTTGTGTGATTTCCAGATATTTACACAACTCCATGGTGATGATAGAAACAAAATACATATGCTCAGCGACATTTTGTTGGCGACTGGTGTCCACAATCTGCCAACGGTTCAGAGTGCCCAACCGATAGATATCGTTCAGGCTCAAACCCCTTTCATTACTTTTTAACATGTCCTAATCTCCCGTTTTTATCAACCGCCCATTCGCGATCTCTGTTAATTTTCATTTTATCCCGCACAGCAGTTTCAATATCAATCCCGGCCAAATGGGCTACATCCAACAGTAGGATAGCGACATCAGCAAATTCCAACGGGTCCATAAATTCCGACTCCAATAATTCAGGGATTTCCTCCTCCACCATTTTATCGAAAGCATGACTAACTTTGCGATCAGGAATAATTTCATCGGCCCAACTGGCTATCTCGGCTTGCAAAGCCCCCAGTCCGGGGCTCAACAAATCCGCGGCGTTATCAGCCTCCATTTCAAGAAGCACCCAACGATGCTTATTACCGTCGGCTAAGTGTTGGCCGCGAGCTATAACGTTGTACTGATCGGCCGGAATTTCTATCAAATCGGAGTCGTTGTTGCAAATCCTGACAGTGATAGAATTACCGCGCTCGGATATTAATTTGCAGTGAATCTCAACTGGATTTTTGAGTTCTCGGGGTTTTTGGTATGTGTAATCAGACATCATGACCTCTCGATTTAAGTGCTAGATTAGCGTAACCTACGATATCGCGCCACGAATCTTCTTGTTTTTCAGGGTCGCCGCAAGCTATGCGGGCGAGTTTGGTGGCTATTAGGTCAAGGGCTTCCTGTTCGCTGTGATTGGCGCAAGTGTCCATCACATCGTCTCTGTTACTTTTGAACATAACGATTTGTTCTTTGATACCTTGCGCACAGGCCGCTACTTTTTCAAATTCCCCATAAGCGGCACCACGATCCTCATCTATTTGATCCAGAATTGTCGGGTTCTGGGCTGATAGGCTTTTAGCCAAAGCCTTTAATTTTTCTTGGCTCATTCTGAATCCTCCGCTATCGTGTCTATAATCTCATCAAGCTGCTCCTCGAAGCTTCCGAGAAATCGCCCTAAATAGTTGACTTCCTCAAGTTGTGCCCCGCTCAAGAACTGAGTGAACTTAAAAAGATGTTCGCCGATTTCGGTTTTGTTTTCAGACTCGGCGACGTCCTCAATTAACCCGCCGACACAAATCTCGATGTTCGAAAATTTGATCTCAAATAAGTCGTTCGCTTCCAACCCCTCCTCAGCCATCTTCTGTTGAAAATCTTCTAAAATACGTAAAATTCTTTCTTTGCTCATTTTAAATTCTCTCTTTCTATTAACCATAACGGTACAGCCAGCCTCAGCATGGTCGATACATCGCCATCCGAATGTCTCACCTCGGATTTTTCCACCAATTCAGTGACGGACTTAGCGATTGACACCTCCTCGCCGTCCGGATTGAGTACCATGTACGCTTTTTTCTTCTCATATACTAATTCAACCATGATTTCATCATCGGACATACTGTCGTCGTCAGTGAAATCGTAATCGGATTTCCTAAGGTCTATGATACTACCTCCCATTATATTTCCTCCACATCAGTAACTAGAGGGCCTCGACCGACATACCTCACATACTCATATTGATTAACAGCATTGATGTCATGAATTAACATTTCGACGTCATGATCTTCCATGTAATTAGCGAAATTCAAGAATATTTCGTCAGGGTGGATCATATTAAGTGATTCGACCAATTGATCATGGGACCAATTGAAAATACGACGTGGTAATTGTGTGACTGTCGTGAGTTCAGGCTCTTGGCCGATCTCCTCGAATGTCGTCTCTTCTTGATCCGGGTACCCGGGACCAGAGTACCCGACCATCTTACCATCACTATCGTAACGATTAGCGACTCGAATAGGGTAAGTTCGCATACTGGCGATGATAGTTGGGTTTATCCAACCGGGTAGGCCGCAATCGACCATTATTTGGCGAGGAGTACACTCACGACTAGTTACAAATGGGTAAAACCCTGAATTTATGCCTAAACTATATCCTTGGGCACCCTCGATCAAAATTGATTCTGATCGATTGAATTTTGATATGTACTCGGATTGGTTAACAACCTTGAAAATATCTGGGAGATCACTACGATCGTTGAAGGACTCCAACATGCGCATTTGTGCGTTGCTTCCGAGAACAGCTGTGCTCCCTACCTGTCGCGCGATTTTATCCGACAAAGCTGCTCCGACCCCCTTCGACGTGCTGCCGATCCCCAGCATGGTCTCGGACTCTTTTTCGCGATGCTTTGATTCTATAACGGCCGCGTGTTCATGGATGAAAATACCTTCGAATTGGTGTTCAATGCTCTCGAAAATATCCGCGCATTCTTCCACCTCACGAATTAAATTGTTGATATTAATTAAAGAGCCCGGGCCGATCATGATGCGTTTTAGTCCGGGACTGACTACGCCGTTGGCCAGCATAGTATGCACGAATTTTCGGCCTTCGCCGTTGATGTAGGTGTGGCCAGCATTAGCCGCCCATGCTGTTACTACCGTGTCGGGTTTATCACGCTCGGCAATGTATCCTGCTAACAAGCCTTTTCCCGTTGAGCCGAATTGCGCGTCGCATATTAGTGTTGCTTTAGTCATTGTAGTATCCTCGGTGGTATGCTCTTCTTAAATATTTATCAAATTTCTTATGAAACACGACTTTAGGGTTACCGTGTATACGATCTTTGCATCCGCGGTCGTAGAACGATCGTTCACGTTGTGCTGGTTTGCTCATTTTGTCTCCTATATTTTACACTATTTACTATAGTATTAATTTTAACACGCAATTTCGTGTTATTCAATGTGAATTTGCTTAGTTGTTCATCAATTCTAATTCGCGCATCGCTGCCTTTAAATCCTCTATATCACTCCAAATAGATGTGTTCACAACTGGTTTGAGAGCGACCAAAAAATCATGACCGGGAGTTACATGGTCAAAGAATTCGGCTACGGCTGATTCAAACCTAGATATCTCAGCGCAGAGATCAGATATGTACTCCTGCTTTCTCTCTGAATCAGCTGTTATTGATGCATTGGGCTCATCTAATATCGTCCGTAATTGATTAGATTCCAACGCTGACAAATCTAATATATCGATAACTTCGTTTACGATCTGCTCTCTCGACTGATTTCCTATTAATATTTTCATGTGTATTTACTCGCGATTGTGGCGTCCCACCAATTATCGGCGGTTTCGGAAAAATCAATCCTGATCGGTACTTTGCAATGTGGGTTGTTTTCGATTACGTGCTTTATATCGTGCAACAGATGAACATCGTCCGGGTGTAAAGACATAGAATACTCATCATGGATGTTGAGCAATAAATTGCTTTGTGTACCAGATAAGATTTCGGATATGGCGATAATGTTCATCTTATTGGCTTCGGCACTGGTACCCTGATATAATAGCCCCGCCGCCTTTCTGGCCATCCACGATTGCGGGAACCTCAAATGACGCCCCTTTATAGTTTTAACGAAACCGCGTTTAACGGCAACATTCTTGGCATCCTTGGTCATCTGTCTGATACCCGGTACTAGCCGATGGTATTCATCAATGATGGCTTGACCTTCGGGTCCTGCTTTATAGTAATGATGCTCTTTGCCATCGCCGCCCTTAAATACTTCAGTAGTGGAGGGATAACCCATGTTACGGCACAACGTGCCCTCGCCCATGTTAAAAATCATACCAAGATTCAATTGTTTGGCGTTGACTAGTCCAGTCACCTCATCACGATTTCGCGGTACACCCATGACCTCGGATACTAACGTGTGGAAATCGGTGTCCGGGTTTTTGGCATACATATCCATGATCTGTTTGTTCTGAATATAGTGCACAAACCAGCGGAATTCATGTTGATCCAAGTCGCCGTAGGACCAGCCTTGGCCCTCGTCCGGCAGGAACATTGGACGTACCATTGCGGCGATCTCCCGGTCTCGGTTAGGTATTTGTTGCAGCGCAGGTTGAGTGTATGACATTCGCCCAGTACCCGTGCCACCTTCCTCGCCTTTCACTTGATTAATGTTGGGGTGCACGCGCCCATTATGTGATTTCTCGATTACGTGCTTATCTAAAAAAGTCCCTGACGCCTTCATGAATTTTCGACATTTCAATATTTCAGCCGCGACCGGATCAGTCATAGCTTGCAATTGTTCAGCGCCTATTGACGGTTTACCACCCTCGGTTTCAGGCAGTACAGTGCCGTCGCGGGCAACCCATGCCCCCGTCTTGCTATTTTTCTTGGGTTGGAACAGTTGGTGAATACTGCCACTCGGGTTGGGATTCACCTCAAAACCTGCGTCCGCGGAAACTTTCTTCTGTATCTGTTCAGCACGTTTTTTCAATAGGTTGCTGGTGCGTTCAGCCAACTCAGTATCGACACGAACTCCGCGCCGCTCCATATCAAATATGTGTGGGAACAGTTGGCGTTCGAACTGGGTCACCTGTTCAAGCTTCTGAATTTCTATTGATTTTTCCTGCCACTCCCACAGACGCCACGCCAACTCAGTATCTCGCATAGCATATTTACCCACCAATTCGGCCGGGGCGCGGTGTAAGTTGCCTATTTGGGCATTACGTGTGGCGTGGCCGCCGAACATTTCGGCCAATTCCTCGTAGATATCTAATTTCTCGGCCTTCAGGTATTTGGTAGCTAGAGCATCAAGAGAATAGGAAAATAAGTGTTCATCTATTAAATTAGCACGGATCATTGTGCAATCAGCACGCGCTGGGTCAAAAGTAACACCCTTATTCCACAACATATGCATATCAAATTTTATGTTGTGATTAACAATGAGGGGTAGAGCTCTGATACTGTCGCGTAGCCATTCCAAACATTCTGGGGTGTCCCGGGTGTCCCAGTAATATGATCGATCGCATGTTGTTATAGCAATACCAAAGATTTCATCTTCGTGCCAACTCAAGCCCGTGGTCTCAACGTCAATCGCTATCTTTTTTAGACCCGTTAAATCAGGAAACATTTTGGCCTCCGACAATTTTACTATTGGTTAGACGTTTATAGTCTTCGTGATTCATTATCACCATTCTTTCACAATCCTCTTCCTTGACGAAATTGGTGGTGCCGTCCTGAGTCACAACCCAATAGCAACACATGACTGAATCGTACGTATCGAATGCGATAGTTAGACCGATATATGGGGCATACCACATCATTTTGTCACCACACTTTTTGATCTTGAGCCAGTTGGTTTTGATACTGCTCATAGTAGAAACTCTACTGGGTTTTCCCCCATGACAATGTGTAGATTGTGCTTGGCACGGGTAACACCCACATAAAAAACGCGTCTCTCGTTGTCGGCGTCTTGGCTGTAGCCCTCGGCAGTGAGAGCACCCATGCCATTGATTAAAACGACGTTATCTGCCTCTCGACCCTTGGACCCGTGTATGGTGCTTAAGTGAAATTGGGTCGAATTGAACAGGTTTAGGATGGTATCGTCGTGTTGTGTCTCCATAGCCTCAAAGTACATCTGATATTTGAACCAATGTTGGTTTATTGCATCACGCCAGTTAAGCTTGGCCGCTTGGCCTTCTTTCATCAAGCCAGCCGCACGTTTCGTGATCAACTTCTCCAGTGCTACCTTGGCCGAGCCCGCTATGTTCTGTCCGATACTTAATCGTTGCCAATTCAATACCGCATTGGCGTATCGATTCTGCAATGGTCCGGGTTTACCGTTGTCAACGTGAAAAGGTAAACACTGCTGCATCAAATAGTCTTCAATATCATCACGTAATGAGTGGTTGCGGTAAATCAACAAGACTTCCTCATTCATGAAATCTAGTTGATTAGGTACGGTATGCATGCCGCCATGACGGGTGACAGTACCTTCGCGCTCTTGTGGTTGATAAACCTTTTCTACACGATCTTGGACTGGTGTGATAATAGCTTCGGCCAGCACGTGCACCGCTCTAGGCACACGATATGATTGGTCCAGAATTACTTGCTTGGAGTCGGTGCGATCCACGAATTTAGACATGCCTTGTGGGTCTGCGCCGCCCCAAGCGAAGATCGATTGATCGTCATCACCCGCTTGATAGATTAATTGTACCGACTGACCCCAGTAATCGATTAC